AAGGCTGAATGGACGCTGACAAGGCCCGGTCCGGGTTGCCGCTGGTAGAACGGCGCTATATACCCTGCGATGCTCTCGAGTTGCGCCAGGATGACCCCGAACAGCCTAAGCGCCTCTCCTGGTATGCGGCCCTCTTCGATTCTCTGAGCGAGGACCTGGGCGGATTCCGGGAGCGAATCGGGCGGCGCGCATTTTCCAAAACCGTCCAGGAGCATGACGTACGCGCGTTGATCAACCATGACCCCAACCTCGTTTTGGGACGGACCTCTGCCAAGACGCTGAAACTAGCTGTAGACATGACGGGCCTCCATGCCAATGTTGCATTGCCGGACACCAGCTACGCGCGGGACCTGGTGGTAAACATCGAGAACGGGAATATCACCGGGGGGTCGTTCATGTTCTCGACAGTTCGGGATGCCTGGGGCCTGGAGGACGTGAATGGAGAGGAAACCGTTGTCCGAACCGTGAATGAGGTTCGGCTATATGATGTATCGCCCGTGACATTCCCGGCCTATCCCGCGACGGAGGGCCTAGCCTCAGTGCGGAGTCTAGCCCTGGAATGGCGGGAGAAGCTGAAGGCCCCCGCGCCAGCAGCGGAGACTCGCGAGATGGCCATGTGCGCTGCGATGCAGGGCATGTGTGGGGCGTGTGGGGTGAGTGAGGATGAGTGCCAAATGAAACAGAGTATGAGCGGAGACATGAAAATGGACCGCTCGTTGATTAGCCGGCAACGGCGGATTCTAGAGCTTCTGAAGCTCAGATAGGGAGGGCAAATGTCCACAGTTTTGGAACTGAAGGAAAAGCGGGCGGAGCTTTGGGAGCGCATGAAGGCGATGGTGGACGCGACCGAGGCAGAAAACCGCAACATGACCGCCGAGGAGGAAGCGAACTGGACCGCGGCTAACACCGATATCGAGGCCATGGACCAGCGGATTGCCCGGCAGGAACAACTGGAGCGAACCCCGGCCACCAGGACGCAGAACCGGCTAGAGACGGCGAACTTGGCTGCTCCGGTAAGCCTGCGGGCGACCCCGGAATACGCCAAGGCGTTTGAAAGCTACGTGCGGTGTGAGCGCCAGGTGGACCTGGACCCGGAGTCACGCTCCATTCTGCGGGGAGGATACCAGGCGTTCGATGCTCGCGCAATGGGGGTAAATGTTCCCACGGCCGGCGGGTATCTGGTGCCGGAGGGGTTCGAACGCCGGATTGAGGACGCGATGCTCTGGTATGGAGGCATGCGGGAGGCCGCGACCATCATGCCGACCTCCACCGGCAATGACCTCCCGATGCCGACGAGCGATGACACGACCAACACCGGCGAAATCCTGGCTGAGAATACCGCGGCCAGCGAGCAGGATATCACGGTAGGGGCCAGGATTCTCAAGGCGTTCATGTACAGCTCGAAGATTATCCGCGTCTCCTACCAGTTCCTGCAGGACCCCGGCGTGGACGTGGAATCATGGCTGAGCGAGAAGCTGGGCATTCGGATTGCCCGGATTACGAACACGCATTTCACTGTCGGGACCGGGGCGAATCAGCCGAGCGGAATCGCTGGAGATGCAACTACGGGCGTGAGCGCGGCGACTGGGCAGACGACCAGCGTCACGTGGGATGACCTGATCACACTGGAGCATACCATTGACCCGTCTTACCGGCGCCAGGGGCGTTACATGTTCCGGGATGCGACGCTGCGCGAAATCCGCAAGCTCAAGGATGGGGAAGGCCGGTACCTCTGGCAGCCCGGTATGCCGGGCGGAGGTGGAGGGGGCCAGTTCCCCGGCGGGAATACCATCAATGGATTCCCGTACACCATCAACAGCGACGTGGCAGCCATGGCAGCCAGTGCCGTCTCGATCTTTTTCGGCGACTTGAAGAAGTACATCATCCGGGATGTACGGGGCTTCGCCCTTATGCGCCTGGAGGAGCGGTACGCGGAGTATCTACAGGTGGGCTTCCTGGGCTTCTCTCGGCATGATGGGGTACTGCTCGATGCCGGGACGAACCCTGTCAAGACGTACGTAAACGCTGCCTCTTAGTAGATAGAGGCGAAAGGAGGTTGCTATGACCAAAATGTTCAGCAAAGAAAGCGTGATCGCCGACTGGACGGCGAATACTACCGGCACTACGGCAGCGAGTGGCACCATCGTAGATACGGATGGCTACGAAAATGTGTTGGTTCTGGCAAAGTTGGAAACTAGCCAGGCTGCTGCCAGGTTGACGTGCCTCGGTGGTACGGCCACGGACGCCATGTCGGATTACACCGGCCCGACAGCGGGCCAGGTGTTGGGGGTAGCACCGAACCTGTACCTGGATGTACATCGCCCGAAGAAGCGGTATTTTCAGGGCATCTGCTACGCTAGCGCCGGGGGTCAGAACATTCAGATCGTTACCATCCTGTACGGGCCGCGCTCTACGCCGACCAGCAACAGCACCCTGGTGAACGGCCTTCAGCTTTATACGCCGAACAGCGGTACTGCCAGCACGACCGGGTAGGGGGTGTAGATTATGGCGACGCAGGCAGGACAAGCCAAGGTTTACATGAAGCAGGGGGCGACTGGCTTGGAGGTTGCCTCCGGGGGGACGATCGCGCTACAGGCGGGCGGCCACATCAACGCGGCCTCTGGCAAATTTACCCAGCCGCCTTCTCTGGCGAAGGGCTACATCGATCTGGGGCCGTACCTGATGCAGGCGAGAGAGTTGGCATCAGCGGAGACCATGCTCGCGGGCACCTCTGCCGAAACCGCCTATTGGGGTGGCATCTTGATTGGAGGCTCTACTGGCACGACGCCGGGACTGGCCCTGACATCGAGCGGAGACCAGAGCCTCTATCTGAACTGGGCATCGGCGAATGTAGATGCCATTAAGCTTCCGCCCATCGCGATGCCGGGTGACATGAGCACCGCCGGGGGCATCGCGGTCGGTCTGCTTGGCGAGAACGTCGGTTCTGCCAGCGCCGCCGATGCAGCGATGGCTTTCGATGTGCGGTGTTGGATGGACATCGGCGATACTGAGATGGGAGCGACTCACCCGAATTTCACAACTACGCCGAGCTATAAGAGCGTTGCGCTGGCCTCCGGAGATGTGAGTACGGGGGTACTAAACATAACGCTAAACCCGCAGGCGCATGCTAACCGGGCTATCCGTCTGTATGGTGGGCGTATCGACTATACGAAGAAAACGAGCTAAGGAGGGCTCAGTGACCGAACGCCTCAAGCGGGTCGCTATTGTGGGGTTCTGCAACGACTCCCGCGAAATGGCGCCATACGAGGACGAGACAATTGAAATATGGGGCCTGAACCGGGCCTACCTGTTCATGCACCGGGCGAACAGGTGGTTTGATCTGCACAGCCCGGCAATTCAGCACAATCAGCACCGCCGACCGGGGAAGCACCTGGACTGGCTTAAAGCGTTCCCGGGACCTGTCTACATGCACGGGGCGGACCCCGATATCCCTAACAGCGTGACGTTCCCCCTGGCAGAGGTAGCTGAGACGATTGGCAGTACGCTGGTACGGATGAATGATAAGGGGCAGACTGAGCGGGGGCCGGATGCACCGTACCTGACTAGCTCCATCGCGATGGAGATCGCGCTGGCCATCCACGAGGGCTACGAGGAAATCCAGCTTTGGGGTATCGACCTCAATACCGACTCGGAATACGCCTGGCAGAAGCCAGGTGTCGAATATCTCATTGGAGTCGCCCTGGGGCGTGGCATCCGGGTTGTATTGCCGGACAATTGCCCTCTCTTGCGGGGCAGCATTTACGGACGCGGCTATCTATCGCCGACGGGGGAACAAATGAGTATGGAGCAATTAGAGGCCAGGAGCAAGGGCCTGGAGCATGACCGCAATCAGCTAGTCCACCAACTGGCCGAACTCACCGGCGCCAAGCGGGAGCTGCATTTCGTCATGGATCAAATGGTCCCGGGCCTGGACCACGAACGCATGGACGAGCGCCTGAAGCGCATGGCCGAGGGGATCGGGCAGCTACAGCAACGATTAATGCAGATCGAGGGGGCCATGAAGGAACTGGCCTACTGGATACACCAGACCCCCGCGGGGCAGGCCCCGGCTGAGGCGATTGATCAGATTCGGAGCAACGGCCATAGCGACGCGGAGGGACCGATAAGCGACCTGGCATTGATGCTGGCACCTGAAGACGCACTGCCAGAAGCCCTGGCCGTTGGCGTGTAATGTGGCTGAGACAGCCTGCCTCCGACCGGATAGGGTAGAGACGTGGCAAACTGGTACGCACATCGAGATCAGGCAAAGGCGTCGCTCGCTATCCCGGCGTCGTCCACCGGCGCGCATGCCCGGCTTGACGCGGTCCTCGAAGGCATTAGCCGCGAC